GGTGCGGGTTTATCAATTCCTTTTCTACTTAACAGATACTGATATATTTATTAGTATGATAAGTAATGAATTTCAAGATTATTATGATGGTATTATAGAAACTATAACTAATAGTGTAGGTTCTGAGTCTTATGCGCGTAATTTAGGTAAGAACAACTATTTTAGAATAAAAACAGGGTTTTATGAAGACGAAAATCCCGAAACTATTACAAATGAGTTACTATTAACTGTTAAAGAATCTATCAATGAGTCTAACATCATAAATGAGGCTAAGGGTATTAATGAACCAATTAGACGTATAGTTAGAGACATAACAAATATTGTTAAAAGTGAAAATTATGGTGAATACTTTTTACCTGAAGACATCACTGAAACGAATGAAATTGAATATGACTTTGATAATGACTTTAAAAAGTTAAACATAAGTAGGTCGTACAATATACCGTCATTCTCCATAGAATTAACTTACAATGCCGATTATAGTATAAAAGAACCCTACATGATTAATGGGGCATTAATGTCTGACGGAGATACAATTTCAGTACTAATAATTATTAATCCTGAACATTACCCTTCACTTATGTACGATTTAATTGCAGATATAAATGACGTAGTTGCTCACGAAATAGAACATATATTTCAAGAAAATTATATGAGACCTGATAATGAAATACATTTTAAAGAAGAGGGGGATGAAGACCCAACAGGTAAAGAGTATTATAAACAAAGTCACGAAATACCTGCAGAACTTAAAGGTATTATAAGAGTCGCTAAACTTCGTAATCAACCAATTAAACAAGTTATAGGTGATTGGTTTAAAAGAAGTCAGTACGCACATCAACTAAATGATAAAGATTCGTTAGAGTTAATCTCTTTCTTATCTGATGAATACGAAAAAAGATATGGAATTTAAAAGTGAAGAAGAATTTAGAGGTGTAGCTAGAAGAGCCGTACAAATACTATTGTACGTAGTTGAAAGTAAATCCCCACTACTTAGGAAATTAAAAGCGACAAATTTAATAACTAAAATATATGGTGCTAATCAAAACGGTACAGTTTATTTTGAAGTTGAAATTCCTTTCATGGTAGATGACCCAGACCACGGACCATTATGTAAAGAATTAGATAAAATTTTATCCGCAGTGATAAATACATTTGGTGATTATCACTTAAATGAAAATATGGAATTTGTAACTAAAACCTCCGATGATGAGGGTGATGATATGGTTGGTTTTTTAAGTTCATGTAGTTTTGATTGGACTAATCACAATGATGAATATAATGCTAAAGCAAAATATGGTTTCGAATATAATTGGTTTAGTGTAAAAAATATAGTACATATTCCCGATTAAATTATATTGCATTTTTTTTATTAAGATAAAATCCGTATCTTTGTTATATGGAACACACGCGAGAAAATTTAAAGAAGTTATCATTAGTTGAAATTAAACTAATCTGTAAAGAGTACTCTCTTCACCGTACAGGTACAAAAACAAAATTAATTAATAGTATTTTAGATTTTATTAAACCAGTACCAGTCACTGTTAGTTTACCGACTGAATATAAACCACCAAAAGGTAAAAAAGTTATCGGTATAATGATGGGTGAATCTGACAAAAGAAAACAGATTGGTAAACTAAGAGAAAAAAATAAAGTTAAAGACCTATACTACTCAATGAGTGTACACTACTATGAGGTCGATAAAGATTTTAATTTTATCGATGTCGACTAGATAACTTACTAGCAATTTTCTGCATTACGTCTCTAAAGACTACTGACGAAACAGTTATAAGACCTGAATGAACTAATGATGTTGTTAATGTTGCCATTTCTACAGAATCAAAACCAAAGGTATTTGCGACATTAATAATCATACCTAAAATAGGTAATAAAAAAGTGTATGCTAATATATCTCCACCTCTATACACACTAATACCAAGAACGCTTAACATTGCACTAAATTTATCTTTAAGTTGTTGAGTTTTACTAACCGCAGACTTTAATTCATCATCTAAACCTTGTTGTTCAATATCTTTTCTGAGTTTATCGTACTCTTTACCTTCAAAATAAACGATAGATATTGCGGCAATAACCAATGAGGATACCTGCCAAGATTCTAAACCTGTAAACTGACCATTAAGGTATTTTTCAACAGGCTCCATAAGTGCACCGATACCTGCTCCGTAAGTCAGGGCGAATTTAGTACTAATACCAAATTGTTGTTTTACGTCTGTAATTATTTTTTTAAGTAATTTATCTAACCTTTTTAAGGTAGACGTTACTTGTTCTCCGATTCTCTCGTTTAATAATACTTGATATTGTTCTTCTGTAACTAAAACTTTCACTTGTAATGTTTTATTATAAATATGTCACTAATACTAAACTGTTATACGTTATATTTATTTTAAAAGACTTTAAATGGCTAAAGATGTAAACCCAAGTGTAAAGGAAGGTGATAATATAATTTTAATTTATATGAAAGACCCATATTCACCAGTTCCTGGTGGTACTAAAGGTGTGGTAAATAACGTCACTAAAGACCCGTTTGATGAGGGTGAGGAGATAATTTCAGTTAAATGGGAAAATGGTTCATCATTATCTTTAGTGTCTTCAGAGGACATATGGATGATGGAGAGAGATTTAAAAACAAATATCAAAGAAGCTCATAATAACCCAAATTTAGATAACCTAATAAGTCTTAAAGAAATTTTTAAGTATTCTAATGAAAAAATATTCTTTGACTTTTTAAGTAAGATTAGGGAGTCAGGTTTAGTTAATATGTTCGAATCAGGTCAATTTTTAGTCTCTGGACCAAAATATCTTCAAAAATTTATTGAATTTGAAGAAATGAAGTCAGGTAGAGAATATGATGAAGACATGGTTGAGGAGTTAATGAAGATGTCTCAACAAACAAGAGATGAATTTATTAGAATGGCTATGAAAATGGTTGAAGACGAAGGGACCGATGACTATTCGAATAGAAATTTAGAGAAAAAAATAAGAACCCTAACTAGTAAGGCTCTTAAATACTATATGATGATGTTCGGTAGATAATTAAATAGATTCTTTAATATTTAATTTACCAATATTAACCTCCCACGATTTAATCCCAAAAAGTTTAAGTTCATGTGCTACCGACTTTTCAACAAAACGTCTAATCTCACGATTTCTTGAGATGGCACTACGAAAGTCACGAGTATTATTAATATTACATAGACCATTTTCATCAGTTCTCCAACCCCAACCTTTCAATCCACCAGAAACCGCAACATTAACAAATAATGAGGTACTCCATTCACTGTGTCTCTTAATGTGAGTAATTCTGAAATTCAAGTCGTGGGAGTCATATCTCCAAGATGCTCTTAAATCTTGTGAGGTTAAGACTTTTCTCTTAATTAAGTCCCTCACCCCTTTATCTGCTTTAAATTGTTCTATAAAATCTGACATATTGTGTTTTTTTCGTTAAAACAAATATACGGATAAAATATTAAACTGCCATAGAAGTAGTTAAGAAAATTGGGTTTCTTTCACCGAAATGACCACCTACCATATTAAAATAAAAATATTCATCGGCCTCTTCCTCAGTCATAAGGTCAGTTTTTACCATTTTTTGAATTATACGTTGTTTTGAATACACAATTCTTGTTCCACGACCAAATTCTTCGCTAACTCCAACGATACAATCATCAAATCCATCCATAACAATTGCTCCTTCAGCAATTTCATCTATTTCTTCTCTATTCATAGTTTTTATTTAAAATATAACTTAATCCGTTTACTATGTCAAACGAGAAATGAATATATCAACATATTTATAGTAAAAACAAAGATTATGAGAAATTATATGACAATATCAGACGAAGAAAGAAATTCTATTCTTCAAAATCATTCATCATTTTATAATGGTTATGCCACAGGTAACGTACCAAGTAATTTACAACCATTAACGGTTGATAATAGTATTAAAGACGATGGGGGTATCACTGTTGATAATCAAGGTAACGTAAAAACTTATCGTAATCATAATGTGAATGAATCGAAGGTAAAATCAAAAAAAGAAACTAACGAAATGGAGGCTGACGACATGGATTTATCTAATGTGGATTCAGCTTACGATTATGATTCAGGTGGACCTGAACAATTTGATGGTTCTTATTCTGATGATTCATATGGTTTAGATATTGATTCCATAATGAAAATGTTTGGTGGTGATATGTCACCCGCAGAATATCATGATGAGGAGAGTATGATGGATACTCACATGGACGGAAAAGAAAAATTTAATGATGAAGATTCCGCGTATGAGTTTGATTCACAGGGTGGTGATGCTGATGTATATGGTGAACAAGTTACCAACATGTCAATAGGTTTTGTTGAAACAGACTCAAAGACAATAGATGAAGAAATGTGTGAGGGTTGTGGTGAGACTGACGAAAGTTTAGTAACCGTAGCTAAAATGGATAAACCTATTGGTAAGATTTTTTCATTATCAAAAGAGATGGGTGAAGAGTGTGATACTTGTGAACAGTGTGGTTCTGAACTTGATGAAGGTGAATGTGTGGAATGTGGTTCTATGTACGAAGAAGTTGATGAGGACTTACATGAGTCGTTTGATAAGGATAGAAAAACAATAAGAGAAATGTTTAATAGATTTAATAAATTTAATTAATAAATAACTTTCGGTTCTATTCGAAAATTATTAAAGGACGGTTTTAACCGTCCTTTTTTTATTCATGAATATTTTTATATAACTTACCATCTTCAATCAAATGTCTATATTTTGGGTAGTAGTCCCATTCTAAACTAACCATTTTTTCACCATCAAATAGATAACCATTATTAATCATATTACGTACTGATTCTTTATCATGTATATTTAATTCTTGGTGATGGGTATTTCTTAATTTATGCATATTACATTCAACATTACCAAACCATGATAAATGCCACCCATTAATATCATTAAGATGTGTTTCTTGTTCATACCTAACATTTCTTATTTTTTGTGGTGTTGTACTCTTTAAATAAGACCATCTACAAAAGGCGGGTCCTGGCCAAAACATATTTTCAAAATCCCATTTAAAATTCCAATAGTGCCATCTTTGAAGTATAGTTTTAAAAGTGTCAAAAGTTACTTGATTATTTTTAAGTCTACTCAGTATGTCATTGTCCCATATTTCATCCACATCTGAGATTAATATTACATCATCATCGTTAGGTATTATTCTTTCTAAAGTATCTTTTATTGCGTTTCTATTATAGTTTTCTCTAAATTTATTGAGATTATCCTCGTCATTTACACCTAATGGGTGAGGTTCATATAAAATTTCATTTGGTAAATCAATCACTACATGTTCAATTTTGTGTAAAAATTTAGAAAATAAACCTTTATGTTTTTGAAAAAATAACTCTTTATCTTTACCTGTATGACTATTTCTAGATTCGATTAATATGAAATGGTCAACATAGTTATTCATCTCATGTAACCTCAAATTTAACATATCTAATTCATGGTCAAATAAAAAACAATCGTAAATTTTTGGTTGTTTAATGTTAATTTCTGTGTTTTTAATCTTATCCCATATTTTAGGTAAATCATAATTATCTTGAGTAAAAGGTTTTAGTTTACCGGTAGTACCATCTTTATCTATACCATTCGACGCGTACATGTCTTTAATTAAGTTAGTGATGTTATTATCATCGTCCCAAAATTCAGTCAATAGTTCGGTGTGTGAGAAAGCATTTAATTTCTGTCTTATAAAATTAAAATCCCCAAACCAAGAGAAATGGAACCCCCCATTCTCTTTAATTGTGAAACGGGTGTCTTCATACTCTGACCATCTATCATCTCTAATTTTTTGAAATATTTTATTATTTGATATATAATGAGAGTAATAAAAAGCGGTAGAACCTAACCAGTAATGCATTTTTTCTAATTTAGTATTCCATACTAACCATTTTTGTTTAAAAATTACAGGACCATATGGTAAATCATCAGATAATTTGTTAAAAATTTTATGATTAGGAAATTCATCAACATCGGAAACTATGATAATGTCTTCAAAATTAAGTTTTAATTCTTTTAGTGCTAAACCTATAGAGTTTCTTTGGTGTGACTCTCGATAGAACTCTATAGTTTTTTGAGAATCAATAGTGGTGTGGGATTGTATTATATTTTCACTAACTATTGTTGGAGTATCTTTAACAATATAATGTTTTATCTTATCTTTCCACTTTGAAAAACGATTAATATTCTCTTTAAAATATAATGGTTTATCCTTTCCCGTAAAAGTTTTAGTTGACTCTACAATTAAAAATAAGTCAACATGGTCATACAACTCTTCAAGTCTTAATTCTAGTAAATCTAATTCATTATAAAATAAAAAACTATCAATTATTTTTTGATTAATCATTCGTAGTTAACTCATTTAGTAGTTTATGATACTTTCTAACTAAAATTGTGTACCCACAATAATCTCCCGTTAACTTATAATAAAGTTTAATATAGTTTAATGAATTTTTTACTTGAGATAGGTTAGTACATGAAAATAAAACATTTTCGGCTTTAAAATAATAATTACTTATATTGATATCTGTCATAGGTCACTTACTTTTATTTTATAAAGATAATAATAATATAATAGAAATCTATGTCTAAAACAAATTTTACCGCCAAAACCGAAACTATTGATACTATCCCCGATATGTTAAATTACTACTATTATAAAGAAATATTTAATGATAAAGAAATTAATGATATAATATTAATATGTGAAAAATTAGATTCAGAAATTAACGAATTGGATTATTCCGATATTTCTGTCGATACGAAAAGAAGAAATAGCGTTAGTTACTTACCAATAAATGATGAGACTTCATGGATTTATGATAAAATTTATGATTTATCTGTTAGTGCTAATCAGGAAATGGGTTGGAATTTTAATGTGGATGGTATTAATCAATTTATGGAGTATAACACCTATACAGATAATAGTGGTCATTACTTATGGTATTCTGATATAGTAAATTCAAATACTAATAAATTATCAGTAACTCTACATTTATCTCTTAAAGAAGAATATAATGGTGGGGATACTGAGTTTAATTGTGGTTATGAAATATTACGACCTAAGTTTAGTGTCGGCGATGTGGTCATATTCCCATCTTACTTACTACAAAGAACCACACCTATACTTTCAGGCGTAAAACGTACAATAACTTTAAATGTAACGGGAAAAACTTTTAGATAATGGTATATAACGTAAACGATAATAATCTATTTGAACACATAACTAAACACCATAAGATTATATGGTTTTTATTTAAGGAAGGTCAAGAAGACTCCACTTTAAGTATTAAACCTTTTAATGATAAAATAGAAAGTGTAAATAAAAATTTAAATGACGAATTTCCTGAAGTAGTATTTTTCCAAACCACTATAAATGAAAATCCAAAAATTATGGAATATTTTGGGTTGAACGATAGTATAATATGGGATTACAAACATCACCAATTTAACCCTAGAATAATTAGTGTGGTGGATGGTCAATTAATTTACGACCAATCAGGTAAGGAATGTTACTGTTTAGAAACATTAATAAAAATGGTTTTTGACTTACACCCCGAATTAATTCCTATACCAACCAGTGAGGGATAATCGTATCTCAGGTGTTCCTGGGTTTACGTGGGAAACATAATGTAGTTTACCTTTATCTTCAGGTAGTAAGAATAGTGTTAAACTATTAAATTTAGGTGTTTCAACATTTTCAACAACATCCCCATCATCATTTAAAAAATGTAGTAATCCACCATATTCAGGTTTCCAATCTTTAGTTAACTGTAAAACGAATCCGATAATGCCATTAGGACTATCTTGATGTGGTGATAAAAAATCACCAGGAACATAACAAGCAGCGAAAACCTCATTAGAGCCCGTAATTGTTAAATCAGTTACTTTTGAGACTAAGTCGTGAGATTCATTACCATCCAAAAACTTTCTAATCTGACATTCGGTACAATCACAATCATCAAAATGATTATCTAAAGTTCGATGAAAAGAATATGAAAATTCGTTTCTACCAAAAGAGTCTGTGGAGTATTGTCTTGCTTTCTGTATGTTATTGTATTCTTCAGGTGTATTTCTAAAATAACTAACTCCATTAATATTTTTAGACGGAAACGTAGCTATTGACCACCAATCGGTGGGCATTTCATAACTAAAGAAATTATTTAAATTTTCAGCGACTTCATCTTTTAAGTAGTTATCTATAACAACATAACCCTTCTCTTTAAAGGATTTATGTATTTTTTTTAAGTCTAAATTAGGGTTAATTAAATCTTTCATATTTTAATTTATAATTAGTATTCAGTTGTAAAAAAGAATACCTGAAACAATCTACCATCATACTTATCTTTACCAAAGTAATCCATTGATACGTGATAGTTATCTGAACGATACATTACTAAACGATTAAATTTATTACCTAATCTATCGACTAAGTCCCATTTAGTATAATCTCTGGCTTCTGACATATGAGGGGCTAACGAAGTCTCTTCCTCAGTATATTTACTATTATCCCAACCGCAAAGACCTGTTTCTTTATGTTTATATAATCCAGTACCTGAACTTACAGGTGCGTCTGGAGTTAAGTATAATACTGCTGCCCATCCTGTGGTACTATCTGAATGTATCCAAGAACGGTCTTCTGATGTTGTGTATTGAAAACTACCTGAATAGTCTCCTCCCCAATATGTGATTTTACCTGCAAATGGTTCTACTAAATTCTGTAAACTATCTTTTAAGTCGTCATCTAAATGTGAGACTGTACGATGACCAGGGTAATTACCATCTACATCAAAATCTTGAGTTAAGGCGTATTCTCTTACCTCATCAGGATTGATATAGAAATCATCAATTATTAATGTATTAACTCTCATGTATTATTCTATTATTAGTTCAGGATAATCCTTATCTGAAAAGTAGTCAATAATAAATTCTAGTAAATCATTCTTCTCTAAATAATCCTCAATATACTCATCATATGATATGACCCAATCTTTGGTGTAATGACTTTCTGTCGCGTAATCCCATTCGTCACTAAATACTTCTAAATTTCCTATTGATTCAATATAATCTGAGAAGTCTCCTTCACAAATTTCTATTTCTCTGTATCCTTCTTCATTATTTAGTGAAAACATTATGTTTAATGTTCCGTCAATAAAATCATAATCAAGTAGTTCTATTAGGTGTTTTGTCATTTTTTAGATATTTGTATATAAAATAAACGATTTATTTAATTAAGGAAATGGAAATTATAGAAATTATAAGTTCATATATAAATAAAAGTAATAATATACTAAAAGTCGAGTTTCAAGTGTTAAACAATGATAATATTGTATCCGATACTATTGAATATCATTATGTTGAAGAGTTTGGATATAATATTGATATGACTACAGATATTTTTGATGACTATGACATGGATTTTGATGGTATGGAAACATGGAACGATGAGGTAGAAGAGGTTGATGAACAATTTATTGATGAAGATGAGTTGTTATCATTTTTAAATGAATATTATATTGTTTTTCCTGATAGAAAACCTGAAGAAGAATATAATTAAGACTATTTATAGTTATGTCAGGAAATTTTACACCACATAACGATAATGAAAAATCTCAGGGTTCTTCTATGGTTGAACTTATTAATAGATTATTAGGTAAAATCTTCTTAAAGAAACCCGTTTTCTTTGGGATGGATGAACACAAAATAACTTTATTAGTTAGTCCTAGTATGAAAATATATGGTATTTACACTTCACCTGACAGGTTATTAAAAAAATTCCCTTTTGAAGAGAAAAAGTTTTTAAACTTAAAAGATTTAAGGTCGTGGGCCGAAAATAATGAGTTCTCAATAACTTTCTCCGCTGAGACACCTAAACTTAAGAGAGACTTATTAATGTCGTTAGGTGACGTTATGGTTGAGTCTAATGGAGGTAAAGAAAGGAATCTAAGTGTTGTCGTGATGGAAGAATTAAAAAAATCCAAACTACCCGAATCTATTAAGGAATGGGCAAAAGAAAACCCTGAAAAGTTTATTAGAAATATAAGACACGTTCAAAACATATTAAAAAAGTAAAAGTGGTCGATTGACCACTTTTTCTATTTAAGGACCTACTCTTGAGAGTCTAATCCACATATTAACATTTTCACCATTATTCAAGTGTTGATTAGGAAATTTTAGTACCAAATGTTCTAAACCATCTTCTTCAATTATAAAGTTCCTTGGGAGTCCGTCATAATCAATCAATAAATCATCCCAATAACCATCGATTCCTTGAATCACTTCACAGTAATATGATTCGGTCCAATCATCACTTCCTTGAGTTACTTGATAACCTTTGTAGAAAGTTCTACCACTAAATGAAACCTTTTCAGTACCAACATTTAAATCACCAATAGTTGTAGATACCATACCATCATATGTTGTGTTATTTTCATCGTACCCTTCATAGGTATTGACACCATCGTGTCTAATAAAACTAACAAGGTATGTACCATCTAATGTAGGGTAAGTTTCTAGTTCGTATTTCTCACATCCAACTAATGTGATGAGTAAAGATAAAAGGAATAGTATATTTTTCATAATGTTTATGTATTTTATTTAATACAAAGATAAGCCTTTTTATTTAACTGCAATGGAAGATAATGCTTTTTTATAATATTTATTGAATTATGGGTCACTTAATAAATGAAATATCACGAATAAAAGGAATCATGGGTATCATATCTGAAGGCGAATCACAATTTGATTCCTCAGAGAAAAAGACCATTGATGATTTTGTCGATTTCGTAAAAAAAGAACTTAACATCAATAATGACGTTGAAGTTAAACTTCAAAATGATAAAGACGGAATTAAGACAACCGCAGTTTATAAGTACAAAGACGGTGAAGATGAGAAATTTGAGGATTCTGAAATAAGAGTCTTTACCTTAGGAAGGGCATTGGTAGACGTTTTACGTTCTATCGCTCATGAGTTAGTACATCACATGCAAAATGAAAAAGGGGACCTTGAAGGTAAGGTATCCAACGTTGGTGGACCTATTGAAGATGAGGCAAATTCAGTTGCTGGTGAGATGATTAAAAAATACGGATTAAAAGACCCTGAAATCTATGGTGACAAAGAAGAGATGGGAGAACAAGAAGACGGTGGTGGAGAGGCTGATTCCTCATCAACAAATGCCAATGTTACAACATGGGAAACGGGAATAAGTAGAGGTCCCGCTAACACATTAACTGTAGCAGTATGGAACAGTGGTGTTAATAGAGGTAAGGGTAATCATATTGATTCCACAGGTACGTGGGAAACAGGAATAAGTAGAGGTAAGTCAAATCCCCTTAATTAACATATTTATAAAGTAATGGATAACAATAATAAAATAATAACGGAAGAATTAAAACAAATTGTTGTTTTAATGAACTACGATAGGTCTAAGACTTTAATGGAACAAGACCCAGCTTGGACACGTAATATTGGTAAACCAGGTACTACATCGATAACAGGAACAAAGATTCCCGGCCCTAATAAGACTAAAAAATCCAAACCGAAAGAGAAAACTGAAGCTGAACAACTTGACGATGAAATGTCACTATATATTACCAATGAAGAACCTCAAGAACCTCGTAAAAGTGGTAAAAATGGTAAATACTACTTACCATACAAGTCTGAAAGAGCCGTTGTAAAATTATGTGGTAAAGTAAAATCTTGTGATTGTACATCAAATACAACAGTTTATTGTAGTAGTGATAAGTACTTAGATGAAATTTATGATATGGATTGGAATGATTGGAGTTCTTTTTATGGACCTAAAGCCGAAAATAGAGGTACTCATGAGACGTTAGGTTATTTAGAAATGGGACTTATTGGGTTAGGTTTTGTTGCTGCGATTGCCGCGGCACCTTTTACCGCTGGAGGTTCTGTAGCAGTAGCTTTAGGTACTGTAAGTACTGTTTCATTAGTAGCCGCAGGTGGTGTAGCCCTTGCAGACGCGTATCTTTACATAGAGGAAAGAGATTATTATTCAGCTGGAATGGCAGGAGCTTTAGCTGTAATACCAGGTGATGAATTTTTTAAGGTAATTAAAATGTTTAAAGGTTTAGGTAAGTACGAATTAAAGGTTTTACAAGAAGTTGCAGGTGCACCTGACGATATGGTAAAAATAATAAAGAATGTGAGTGAAAAAGGTTTAGAAAATTTACCTAAAGCCGATTTAGAAAAATATCTAATTTTTAGAAAGGCGAGTATAAAAAATGCTTCATTATTGTCTAAAGAAACACTTAAATACTCGGTACTAAAAGCAAAGTCAATGTTACTTAAGTTACCTCTTGGTAAACAATTATATGCGTTAGCGAAGTTATCTAAAGGATTAGGTTTAGCTGTGGGTCTTACATATACATTTGACCAAATTTGGTTGGCCTACAGTGTCGGTAAATCTCTTGGCGAGGAAAAGAGAAGAAGAATGAGAAATTTTATTGCAGAACTACCTGACGGAACTTCAAAACAAATAGGTTCAGATTATGGAGCAATAATGGATATGGCATATGATGAAGGTATAGGTGAGGTCCTTAAATTAATGGGTAAAGGTCTTTGGAGTTTAGTTTGGAATGAGGACGGAACTGAAAATACAAACGGTATCGATAAAATTAAAGGTGCGATTGAAAAATCAATAAAAGAAATTCCTAATACTGAAGAAGGTGGGGGGCTTATAGCTTCATATACTAAGGGTCCAACCGACGCAGAAAAAATAGATTTAGATAAACTTGGAAGTAGTTTAAAGGATACCATTTCATTTAGAAGTGGTCATAACATAACCGTTAAAATGTTGAGAAATGGAACGGGTACCATCCAAGAAGGGGACAAGGGGGTCTCCACGAAATACGTTCAAACATTATTAAATAAAATAAAAACTAAAGATAACGAAAATAAAGTTTATTTAAGTGATAAACCAGACGCGGATTTTGGGCCAGATACGTCAAGTGCCGTTTATGAATTCCAACTAGATTATCTTGGTGGTGAAGGATTTGATGGTGTGGTTGGTGAAGATACCATAGCAAAAATGGAAGAAATATTAAAAAAACAAGAAAATGAAGAATAAAAAAATAATAACTGAAGTTAGTAGAATACAAGATATAATGGGTTTAAAATTCATTATAAATGAATCGTTTTGGGATGATTTATTGATGATGGGTGTAAAGGCAGGTAAGAATGTAGACCCTTCTTTAATAGTAAAATCAGCTGCTGATGAAATAGTTATTGGAGGAGTTAAAGTTTCAGATGAGTTATCCACTTTACTTAAAAAAGAAATGAAAGATTTAACTGATAACACAACAACATTAAAACAGAGTGTTGATAATGTATTAGAACTTTCTAAAAAAACAGACCCTAAGGTCTATGAAAAACTTGTTGATTCAATATTTAACTCTGAAAAATTATATGAGAGTCTTGGTAAATTAGTTACGGATGCCGATACCGCAATAAAAAACTTAATAAAAGAAAAGGGTCTTAGTCTTCAGGACGCTTATGATACGGTCATGAAAGATGTAATGGTAACGATTAAAAATAGTAATATAGTACCTGACTCGTTAATGTCTAAGATATCTAAGGAAGTTGCCGATTTAGTAAAAACCGCAGATGAGACACTTAAAGTGGCTAGTAGTAAAATACCTGAAAAAAATTCAATGACTTTGAAAGATGGAACTAAGGTATCCGATATATTTGATAGTTCAAAATGGAAAAAAGTCAAAGAATCTCTGTCAGACGAAGAAATATTAATTTTAGCTAACCCTAAAAGGACTTTTAACCTTGAAATAAGTAAAAGATTAAAAGAATTGGCCGGTATTGTTGACGAGAGAGCTAATAAAATTAAAAAGATAGCCGCGGCAAGAACAAAGACAACCAATACAAATCTTTATGGTAAATTAGATACTCAATTAAAAAAAGAGATGGAGACACTTTATAAGAAAAGTAATAATGAATTTGTGTCGATTAAAAACTATTTGGATGATGTAGCATCAAAAGACCCAGAATTCAAAAGAGTTTGGAAGTCATTAACTAAAGAAACAGACGGTGGTTGGGATTTTTATAAACTATGGGGTAAGACCGCAAAACATGTACCCGCTTGGGAACAATTTTGGAAAGGTATTACAGATGACTTTTTTTCAGTATTTAAGTTTTGGGGCGACGAAAGTGTTAACCCTATTAAGGCCATAAAGGGAGTAGCTGAATCTGATAAAGTCCTCAGACAGAAAATTAGAGCTAATATTTCGAATTTGTTTCTTTCAGGTTCTAAAAGAGGTTTCCCATGGGGAAAAAGTAAAAAAAATTACAAAAAATTAATAGACAACTATGGGCCTAAATCTGCAAAGGTCGCGTATGTTAGAGATGTGATATTAAACTCTTTTAAAATTAACTTAGTCTTGAGTATAGTACCTGTCCTTGGCGGAGCAGCAATGAGTTGGCTCAAAAGGGATGACTTTAAAGCGTGTACGAAAAATCTTGAGGTTAAGGGGGATACCACAAGACAAAAAATGGAAAGTAGAAAAAATCAAATAGCTAAAAAAATTGAGGCGTGTAGATTTTTAACGGATGCGACTGGAATAAACAAATGGGCAATTAATTGGGCATTGTGGCATAGAGGTATTGAAGAACTTGACGATGATAAAAATCTTTTTGAAGAAATAATAAAACAAGCTATACCTTTTGCCGGTAATAAAATAGATACTGATGACGAAGGGGGTATGTTTCTTTTGGAGTTGGCAACATTGGACCCTGGTTTTGTAATGAATGTAGTTAATTTACTTGTTGAATCTGAACAAGTTTTAAGTTCACCAACAAAACAAGATAGTTTTATTGGTGGTTTGGAGGGGGAACTTGATGAAATGAAAGCAGAAATGGAAAAAATCGAAAACGAGTTAGAAGGTGGTAATATAGTTAAACCATTAGAGAATGAAGACTTTTAAAAAATAATATTATGAAACAACTAAACGAAGAAAAAAGTATTAACATTCAAAGATTAGAGTACATTCGTGATAAAGAATGTCTACCACAGATATTTAGAAAGGGTAATGCTAAAAAGTTTGAAATCACAAAAGATGGGACCGAAGATGTAATTAAGGTAACAACAGCAAGTGATAAGGATTATACTATTTATCCGAACATGACCATTGCTAGTAATACCTCTGGAGAGGTTAGGACTTTTACATGTACGGGAATTGAGAATGTAGGTGAACAATCAAATAACGATAATGATGACAATGATGATAATGATGATAATGGTGGTAACGATAATTCCCCAACTACTAATTGGAAATCTAATTTTTGTATTAGATGTACCGACAGTGAAGGTAGTTTAACGTCAACCAAAGCGACATTAAAATTGTGTAAACCCGTAATAGAAGGTGGTGGTATATGTACTGGATTTAAAAAAAGTGCCATTATAGATGATTTTCCAATATGGAAAAATATATCAGGTGATACTCAACCTAAAATAATTAAAGACTCGTTATTTGATAATAATGGTGAATTATTTTTTCAGGGTGAAAGTAGAGTTGAAAATGGTAAATATAAACCATTTAAATTAAAGAAAGAAAATGGTGAATGGTTTTTTTATGATGACGAAAAAGCGGGTGGTCAACCGGGATGGATTAAACTAACAGAATACTTCACAACATCTTTACATGAAAATAAAATATTTGAACAAAAAGAAATGAAATCAATATCAGACAAAATAGAAGAAAAATTAAGAGACATATATTTTTATACTGTTTCAGAAAAAGGTAAAGAAAGAGTAATATTTGATTTACAAGATAAAAGAGATATCGAACAACATTTAAAAGACTTACATAGTCAAAATATTGTTGGTGATAGAGGTTTTGTTATGGCCGTAGTAAGAGCTAAGGGTTCTGATAAAGAAGATGGTCAACTAATTAAATTGGGTTCATACCCAAAAGATTCTAATGTTAATTTAGGGTTTGGTGAGGAAAAAGGATTAGGTGGTCTTGTAGGGACACAGTACTTCTCAATTAAAAATAACGATGGACCTGATGATAGGGATTTTGAAATAGTTAAAGGAGATATCAATAAAGATATTGAATTTAAAAAAGAGGTTGAGGTCAAAGAACCTAAATTAGTGGTTAATCAACCAGTTAAAGAAGAACCTTATGAGGAGGTTATGAAACAAAAAGAACTTAAAGGTTTAGCATCTTTGGTTAGTTCTGATGAGGTTGGTAATGATTTTACAAAAAAACAAAAAGAGATATTAGAAAAACTTAAAGGTCAGGGATATTTATTTAAGAGACCTGTTGAAGACTCAAACTATAAAAAGACAAAAGTGAAAAGCTCTGAATTTACAGAATCGTTTCATGTTTGGAAAAAACAAGATTAATAAAATGGGTATACAAGATTCAATAAGAAGAAACATTCAAATTTTACAAGAAGAAAAAAAGGTATCATTAACTGAAGAAAAAATAGTTAAAGGTAGATTCTCTATGGTACCTAAAAATATAAATAAACACTCCACAATACAAAATAATAAAACGTTTAATGTACTGTTTAATGAAGTGAGAACATTAAAGTCTCATGGTATTAACCAGAAAGTAATTAATGAAAATATGGTTCAAGTATTAAGTCAAATGTTTGATGAGGAAGGTCCTCGTTTTCTTGACATAGTTAAAGAAAAATTGGCTGAATACTTAAAAAGTAAGTTACAACTTACTGATATTGAACAAGAAATATTAGTTAGTGCTATAGGTAACACTGAAATGGACGAAGTATCGGAATTATTTAATGACCCAAGATTTTTGGCTCAGAAAATATCTCAAGCATACTCCGAAGATATGGGTAGTAAATATTCAATGGTGAGTACAGACAACTCAGATATGGTCAAAAAACTTGAAGACACATTTGTCGATAAGTTGAAGCCTGTTATAGGGGACGTTAATTCCAAAATGGAATTAAAGTTGAAAGACATTAGAGATAATATGCTTTCATAAACTTTTTTAAGAAAAAGGGGGTAATTCAATCTATTAAAAGGTATCGGAAACGGTACCTTTTTTTATTTTAATGGTGTTATAATTTTGTGGTTAAAAACTTTATATGTATTTTTGTGATGGTGCTTTAAATTTTATATGGGTAATCCTTTAATTTATTCGTAAGTAATATATTTTATAATAAAAAGTACTTCCATGAAATTAGACCAAGTATATGTTATTTCTTTAGACCATAGTGAAGAATATATACAAGACCTATACAACAGGTTGAGTAAAATACCTTTACCTTACGACACTCCAGTATTCATTATTGATGCATTTTTAGGTACTCGTTTAAAAACTGAAACTGATTTAGGTTATGAGTTATACCATAATTGGAATATTTCAGATTTAAACCCTAATTGGCATTGGTGGGAGAGACCCACTACGTATGGTGAAGCTGGTGGTATGATTTCACATACTATGTGTTGGGAAGACGCTTATTTAAATGGGTATGAAAATATAATGATACTTGAGGATGATTTTGACACTGACGGCACATTACAATGGTCTATATTCGAAGAACTTATCGATTATCAATGGGACTTATGTTTAATGTCACATAATCCATTACATGTAAATTTCCCAAACATACATAGTTCTTACGAAATAGGTAAAGAACATTTTATAAGACCTTCCTATTTTTATAACACACATACTTACATATTAAATAAAGAGGGGTTAAGGAAGTTAGTGGAGGACCATTTAGATACCTTAAAAAAGAATATAATAGTGTCTGACGAGTTTTTATCTGCCGTTACGACTACTCACCCCCGAAAAGATTTAAGAGAGCTCTACACGTCTAATTTGAATGCTATTGCAACTAAAGAAGATTATACTTATCAGACTCGTTACATGAGTGCGGGTAATTCATTAACAGAACCCACTGAAGAAGATTTAAAATAAAATGGGGGGTCATCACTCCCCCCACTCTTTCTACCATCTCAACATTACTCCTGCCGTCCCTTTCCATTCGATGATTGCTCGTTTTGGAATCCAAAACTCGAATTCTCCGATTTCATCGATTTTGTTGGACATGTCCTCTTTGAACTTGGCAACATCGTTAGAGTTCTTTGGGTGTTTAACACCTACGTACCCTGCACATACCGGACCGATACCTGTAACTTGGGACATCTCATCAGTAAGAGTTCGTCCACAACATCTGCAGATACCTGCGTTGTCCTTTGTGAGTTTAGCTTTCAATTTGAAGGCTTTGTTAGAAATAGTCATCACTTCTGTAACATCAACTAAGATTGGGTGAAAATCCATATCGTAGTTCTCTTTGATACTTAGAGCGATTTTGCGACCGAGTTTGATTGTGTTACCAACCAATTTTATGTTCAACTCTTTTTGAGAGTCTTTTTGAATCTCACGGTCAATCGCTTTGTAACCAGCAGAAACTTGTTTTTCAGTCAACTGACGGTATTTTTTGTATTTAACTTTTAGGTCATTAACGAAGTTAGATTCTCCTGTGTATTGTACGATAGCCTTTAACTCCATAGGTAGTTCTTCAATTTTAACTTCCCCTAAACGTACTTCTTTCATGATTAGTTTTTCTGCCACTGCGTATTGTTTTGGTGTTAGACGACCCCACTTTAAAAGTGATGGTTGTAATTTTTGAATGAATGTGTTTGCTCCTTGGTAGTTTCTTACTTTTTCTTCGATGTTGATTCCTGTTACTGTCATGATGATATTTTTTTTATGGTGATTACTGATGATTACCCTACAAAGATAAGCCTTTTTACCATATATCAAAAAAAAATGCCAACTAAAATTAATTTAATTGGCATCTATTGGTGGAGGCGGCGGGATTCGAACCCGCGTCTTGTTCAGTCCACCTATAAAGGACTACACGTTTAGGACAACATTAGTTCACAATGTTCCGTAATATTTAGTTCAATTTTTACATCCTCCACTAACAATAGATGTACGATTCAATTTAGGGTTTAATCGTTTTTCCACCACACAACGGACTTCTGTTGAAAGGTATATGTCCTGACCGACCCCTCTTCACTGTTAACGTCTTACGCTACAGCTACTTGTTCAGTTCTAAGTAAACCTAGAGCTGACATTTTGTTTAGTACGTTGCCGTCTAAAAAATTTCCATCATAGATTTAAGTCATAGATGAAGTTTGACTACGTGCCCCGTATAACTGACCCTGCCAATCAATTCCATTCGCCCCCATATTTTCAAAGAACATTTGTTTCTTGGTACAAATATAAATACTTTTTTTCTAATAAGAAACTATTTATAATAAAAATACATTAAAAATGGTTAAAAGACATATAAAGTTAACGGAAGGTGATATTGAAAATATCGTAAAACAAGTAATTGAAGAACAGAGAAGAGGTGATTTAACTGGTGTTAAAACAAAGTTTTCTAGACGAGACAGAAAAAAATATGAACAGAAGGGTAGGTCTGAAAATTGGAATCAGGAAGTTTCTGGTTCACTTAACTTTGATGTTAACCCAACAAATCCATTAGCGGTAAATGTAGGTGAAGGTAGATATGACATTAGATACATAACTAAGTTAGTTGGTGGTGGTAAGGAAATACCAGGTAAAGAAACACCACCTAACGTTATAGTTACCATTCCAATATATAACGTACAGGGAAGTAGTCTTCCATATGCGGATAATATGGTTATGCCTTACTTTGATAAGTATCCTGAGGCTAATGTACAGTTTAAGAAGATTGTAAACGATTTTATTAAATATATAAATGCTGGTGGAGGGGATAAATTAACTAATGTAACAATTAAGGGTAGTGCCGATTCAGGTACACCTACGTTAAAGGTACCAAGTGGTTATTCTAAATTAGACCACCCAAGTGCAAAACCATATAACGGTAAAACTGACCCTAAAGAAATGAATCAGTATTTAGCTGATATGAGGGCTAATCAATACGCACAAGCTTTAATTAACGCAATTAAAGAAGAAACAGGATTCGATTTAAAAATCAAAGTAAAAAAGGGAGATAACTTCTACGGACAAGGCGACGATAAAAGAGGTGAGGAATTCAGAAAAATTACTTTAGAACCAAATGCTGAACAATATGAAGTAAAAAATGAATTAAAAATTGATGGAGAAAAAACACCTGGTAAAAAGATTAAGAATGAGTCAACAAAGTGGATGGTTCCTGTTTATGCTGACGGAGTAGGTAAATATAGAGAAGGTTATAGAGTTTGGGACAGTTACGGTAATGGTACTTGGCACTTGGCACTTAGTGTTGAACGTGCAGATGAGTTAGGTATTGATTGGGAGTTTGACGGAGTCTTAGATGCTAAACTTACCGATAGTGGTTTCATAGTTGACGGAAAGTTAGTTGGTATGTTAGGTACTCGACCACCGATGATAGGGACTACAAATCCAAATCCGGCAACTGATGGTCCAATAAGTTACTATTCCCCAAAAATTACTACTAAATCTGCCGTTAGAACTGCAGTGGTGGATGGTGAGAAGATTAAAGTAGCTTATTTAAAAGATATAATCTTTACGTTCTCTAATCAAAGAAGGGGTTAATTATAATTTATTTTACGGAAACATTTGAACTACAATAATTGCATTCAATTTTTTATTGTAAACAACGTGGTGACCATAGTGACTTGGTAATATATAACCTTCATTAAGATAATCCCCATATTCAGTTAAAACATTCATTTTATGGTATTTTGAATTCATAAAATTATTATGAGCTTGTGTAGCGATTTCTAAATCTGTTTTAGATGAGTCGTAGGTAAACGCGGTTACATTTTCTGATGAATTAGTATATTTTGAATTACTTGCAATTTTAATTCTATCAGATGGGTATTTATATTTTAAGTTAGGATTAGTGTGGGACACTTGTTTGTAACTTCTTATCGTACTTAAGTAATCGGTATGTATTTTAGCCCCATTATTTATTAGTGTGTCGGTTACAAAAGTACTTAAACCTCTATTACTTCTTTCTTCATTTACTAAATTCAGTAAATGTCTTTGTATTTCACCTAAGTCCTGTGAGTAACTTACGATAGAAATAAGTGTTAGTAATATTAGTAGTATCTTTTTCATATAACAAATATAAGCCTTTAAAACCAATTATCCTATTAATATACTATTTATTATAAAAGTTTTAAATGAAATTCAGTACATTATTAAACGAAGGTAAAAAAGAGAATCTTATTTCTAAGTATGGTGATGAGCCAATATACAAAGATAATGATTTTATATCTAAGATTATTGATAGTGACCCATCGAGCACTAAGAAGTATTCTGAGTGGACTATTAAACAAGTAATTGAATTCATGAAAATTAATGATGGTGCGTCACTTCCCGATGTTATCACTCAAATTACAGATTTAATTAATACTTTCCACGACCTATCATTAACAATTACTGATAAAGATATTGATTTAGCTAAAAAATTACATTCAGGTATTAATGACACATATATAAAAGGTGCTCCTAAAGATATACACAGATATAAGTCATATTGGGAGTTACAAACGGTCTTATCTGCAATGGACAAAAAGAAAAAAGATAGAGAATTAGAAAGAGAGGCCATAAAAGATACCGATAAACTTTATGAGGATAGTAGATTTTTAGTGGTAAGACCTTATAGTCATGATGCGTCATGTTACTATGGTGCAAATACTAAATGGTGTACGGCGTCTAAAGATAATCGAAGTTATTTTAATCGATATGGTGATTCTGGAGTATTAGTTTACGTAATTGATAAACAGTCTAGTGACGAAACTTTAGGTAAAATGGCCATTAATATTAATGAAAATGGTAATATTTGGATTTACGACCAAAAAGATAATCAAAGGAGTGAAGATTTTTTACTTGATAGGTTTGAGCCGATTTCTGAAGTACTTAAAAAAATACTTAAAGGTAATACTGATTACGAAAAATTAATTAAAGTTAAAGAGGGTAAATTAAAGGCCTCAAAACAAACACTTACCGCACGATATTTTAATTATATGGATACTGAACAAGTATACCTTAGATTTGAAGGTGCTGAAGAGTTTCTTTCTATAATGAACGAACAGTTAGAAGACTATGAACTTAGTAGTTACTCAAACGCTATTGAACTACCTTACGGTATGGATAATTATTATTATGACCGTTATAATTTTGAAGAAGACATCAAAGAAGGGTACCCTTTGTACTCACTTAATTCATCACACCTAAAAACATTAAAAAAAATACTTGAATTACTTGGTGATAAATTTAAAGGTTCATTCAAAACTTCTCCAAACGTATCAAGAGAAAAGTTAAAAAAATTCAAAGAGTTAGGTAAAGATTTAAAGGATTATTATGAGTTATACGATTTATCATTAGTTGATAATGATAATTTCCCTTTATCCAAAATGGGTGATTTTTTAATGAATTTTGATAACGATTTCTACGAAAGTTTTGATGATGCGTATGGTAACGCTCAAGACGAATCTATGAAAATAGGTGTCCAAAAGGCACTTACAGATGAGTTGTGTAACTTATATGAACCTGAAGGGTTTAAACTAGAAGATACATGTTTCTATAAATACTCAGTATCAATCGATGATTTAATAAAAATGTATGACAGTAATATCGAGTACAGTAAATCTTTGAGTTTAAAAGAAATGTTAGAGTGGTATATGGATGAAAATATCAGTATGAATGTTGAAGAACCTCACAATATGGCGTATGAACACGTAGATGACGAAACCTTTAAGTATTATTTTGATAGCCCTATGGACTCTGCTTTAGATAAGTTACTTGAAAAAATTGAGGAGTCTGATGACTATGTAGATATTGAGGAATATAAAAGAATTTTTAATGTGGTAGAAAAAAAGTTTGGTTTTAACGAAAAAATAGAAGTTGAAACTTTAAATGGTCCTAATGGTGATGTTACGATAGAAATAAAAGGGATAAAACCTGAAGATAATAAAATAGATTTTGAACTACGTAGAAATAACCCACAATGGAAAATTAAAAAAGGAAGGGCCAAATTATCGACAATAGAGAAGTTAATTTCTAATTATCAATTATTTGACCCATTTGAGGATTAATTAAAAAATCTTGTAGAACCTTCTGCCGAAGCCTCATCAAGTTCGTCTTGATAATTCATTGACAGTAATTTTTCTCTTAAAATTTCATAGAGTTCCCCCACTTCACTTTCATCCATATAGATAACGTCACCAGTAAACTTAGATTCAATTGATAACCCTTCTTTGTAATCGGTTACTGTGATATTTTCTAATTCATAGGTCTCTTCTTCATAGTCGTCCCACTCACCTAAAACGTCATCATTAACATCAAATAGAGTCCCGTAGTCGTTATAATTAGGTTTTTCGTACTCATAGATATATTTCTTATTTTCAAGTCTATTAACTAATTTAATAGAAAATTCTACCGCTCTGTTAACATCATCTACAACTACAAATTCATTCTCTGTGTGCATATTGTAATAACCACATGAGAAATTAATACAACTAAAATCCCCTTTACGTTTAATCTGAGAGACATCAGTATATGGGTGAGATTGTGGGTCGGCATTAACCCCCATAATTTCATTAAAAAGTGGTAAAGCTTTATTAATAAAATCCCCATCCTTTTCGTACAATCTTGTTCCTGAACATACCTCAGTAATTAAGTTATTTCCAGGTGCATCAAATTGAACCGCATAACCCACATCGTTCAAGAAGTTAATATCACATTTACTCGAACCGTGACACCCCGTTTCTTCGGACACAAATAGTCCAACTTTAACTTTGGGTAGGGCTCTTAAAAGCTCTAATGCGATAAAAACACCACACTTATCATCTCCACCAATACCTGTTGGACTACCGTTTGGTGTATAACCCTTTAGGGATAGAAATTCTTCATCACCGTAAGTATGTCCAAAGGTGTTGGGTTTGATAAGTGATTCTTCTTGAACAACTATTTCATCGACCAAACTATGTACTGTGTCTGTGTGGGCAATAAACATTGGATAATACTCACCCTCATTTAAAGTACCTTTAGTGGCGTAGACATTATTCATGTCGTCAGTATAATACTCAACATCGGGCATTGCATCCAATACGTCGCGTAGGTATTGTACCATATTTTCTTCCTGATACGTTTTTGTTGGTACTGATAGTACGTCTTTTAGTCTATTGAGTCGTGTATTATCCATTTGTTTATTATTTAGAGTACAAATATACAATTTATTCTTCAAATAAAAAAGAAAAGGGAAAATTAATTCCCTTTCTTTACAATAAGTTCTTCTTCATCTTTCATATCAAGAACAAATGGTTTGTCTTCAGTGATTGTACCACGTAAAACTTCTTCAGATATTAAGTCTTCAATCTTTTCTTGAATTGCTCTTTTAATCGGACGTGCCCCATATTTTTCATCAAATCCAACATTTGAAATAAATTCTTTAACCGTATCACTAATAGTGATATTGTAGTTCATATCTTCTAAACGTGTTGTTAATTTTAGTAATTCAATCTCAACTATTTGTGAAACTTCTTTTTCTTTTAGTGGGTTAAATACCACCACTTCGTCAACACGATTTAAAAATTCAGGAGTAAAATGATTTTTTAACTCTTTTTGAAGGAGAGCTTTTTTCATTTCTTCATTATTCGACATTCTGTTTGTTGTTTCAAAACCAACACCTGTACCGAAATCTTGAAGTTTTTTAACTCCTAAGTTAGAAGTCATAATTATCAAACAATTTTTGAAATTTATTTTACGACCGAAACTATCTGTAAGGTGACCATCATCCATCATTTGTAAGAGTAGTGAGAATATATCTTTATTAGCCTTTTCAATTTCATCAAACAAAACTACGGAATATGGTTTATTCTTAACTGCTTCAGTTAATTGTCCTCCTTGGTCATGACCGACATATCCGGGAGGTGAACCAATAAGTCTAGACATCGTATATTTTTCTTGATATTCAGACATATCCATTCTTATTAACGCATCCTCATCTCCAAAAATTTCTTTAGCTAATTGTTTAGCTAAATGAGTTTTACCTATACCGGTAGAACCTAAGAAGATAAAAGAACCTATTGGTCTATTTGGGTCTTTAATTCCTACACGATTTCTACGTATCGCCTTTGAAATCTTTTGAACCGCCAATTCTTGACCAATTACTGTGGTATTGAGATTATCTTCAAGATTTAGTAAAGATTCTTTTTCATCATTGTTTAAACGACTAACTGGAATTTTAGTCATAGTTGCAACTACATTATAAACCATATCTTCAGTTATTGGTTTACGTGTAACATCCTTTTGTTTTTCAAACTTAACCTTTTCCGAATCTAATTTCTTTAGAATCTTTTTCTCCTTATCCCTAAGTTCTGCTGCTTTCTCATATTGTTGAGATTTCACGACTTGTATTTTCTCATCTTTTATAGATGATGCTTGTTCCTTCAACTTTTCAATAACTTCAGGTAATTTAACATTGATTTGCGCACTGGCACCTACCTCATCCATAATATCAATTGCCTTATCAGGAAATTCTCTATCAGTAATATATCTATCTGCTAAGGTCACACAAGCCTCTAATGATTCATCACTATAACTTACTTTATGATGAAATTCATACCTTGATTTTAAATTCTGTAAAATTATTAATGTCTCTTTAGGTGTTGCACCGTCAACTACTACTTTCTGAAAACGACGCTCAAGTGCACCATCCTTTTCAATATTCTCTCGATACTCATCAAGAGTTGTTGCCCCAATACATTGGAGTTCACCCCTTGCTAATGCCGGTTTAAATATATTAGACGCATCTAACGAACCTGAAGAGTTACCTGCACCAATAATAGTGTGTATCTCATCAATGAAGACAATTATTTCAGGGTTTTCATATAACTCATCTAAGATAACTTTTAATCTTTCTTCAAATTGTCCACGATATTTAGTTCCAGCGACAATAGATGTCATATCTAATGATACTATTCTTTTATCACATAAGTTTTGAGGACAATCACCTTCAAAAATTTTCATAGCTAAACCTTCTACTATGGCAGTTTTACCCGCTCCTGGTTCACCAATGATAATTGGGTTGTTTTTCTTTCTACGGGAAAGGATTTGTGCGATACGATTAATTTCTCTCTCACGACCAACAACAGGGTCAAGTTTACCTTGTTCAGCATGTTTAATTAGGTCACGAGAAAAATTATCTAACACAGGTGTTTTAGAGTTACTCACTTCTTTAGGGTTACGACCACCCTTTTCGTTTGGGTCTACTTCTTCTATCATATTATATTAATTAATTTATCATTACTAATATAACAAAAATTGTTCGTTTATCAACTACTTGACATTTTGTCATATTAAATTTAGGTTAACTGTCATTATGTCACTATTCCTCTATAATGATGAGTCATATGGACATTATATAACTTATGGTACGTTTTTTGCCATTTGTTAAGTACAAAGATAAACAATAAAATAAAAAAAACTAATAATATGTTTGGAAAAAGAAAATTTAATGAACTATTCGATGAGTTTGACTCATTCTTTAATGAAATAAAACCAACTTACTATAAAGTAGGACCTAATGGATACATTTTTTATTACGATAGTAAATCGACTACGAGTACTACCGATAATAATACGAATCAATTAAAAAAAGAATTAGATAATGCTATATCAGAAGAAAATTTTGAATTAGCGGTTGAACTTAGAGACAAAATTAAAAACTTGGAAAAAAATGGAAAAGAAATAAAAGACTTAAAAGAAAAATTAGGTATTTCTATTACTGAAGAGAATTTTGAAGAATCGATTAAACTTAGGGATAAAATTAAAAACTTAAGAAAGTAATAAAGAACCCTCCATACGGAGGGTTTTTTATTTATATATTATTCCTATACTTATTAAAAAAATATATTATGGCAATTAAAAATGAAAAAATAGAAGGGAAATTAATCATAAATGAAATTGACTCATCTAACTTAAAAAAGACAGTTTATAATACCTCTAATGAGAAGTTAGTGGTAACATTTAAAAATGGTATGGAGTACGAATACGAAAAAGTACCACACTCAATGTATACTAAATTTAGAATGGCAGAATCTCAAGGAGGATTCTTTAATAAAGAGATAGGAAGGAAATACAAATATAAAAAATTAACAAAGTAATAAAACTCACTATTTATAAACATGGATAATATAATTTCTAGTTTTGATGTAAAAGATGAGTTAAATCCCACTATTTGGGATAATCCTGATGACCCTACAAATGCCGTGATGAAAGAAGAAATTCGTTTACAGTTAATCGAAATCGCTAATAAATTCATTGAGTTTTTAGATTACGACATTTTTATACAAGATATAACAATGACCGGGTCACTATCTAATTACAATTGGTCCGAATTTTCAGATATAGATTTACACATTATGTATGACTTTAATGAGTCAGGAAATGAAAAGGAACTTTATAAGGACTTATTTAAACTAAAAAAAACATTATTTAACTCCACACACGATATAACCGTTAAAGGTTATGAAGTTGAACTATATGTTCAAGATATAAATGAACCACACATATCAACAGGGGTGTATTCAGTATTATTTAATGAATGGTTAGTTGAACCTACTAAAGAGGAGGTTAATATCAATAAAAAAATTATTACTGATAAGGTTGAGCAGTGGGAAGACATAATAGATTTAGTGATTGATGATGTTGAAGAATCGGATGATGATTTAGAGACTTCTTTAGAGAAAATACAAAAAGTAAAAGATAAGTTAAAAAAATATAGAGGTTGTGGTTTAGAAAAAGAGGGTGAATACTCTTATGAGAATTTAGTTTTTAAATATCTAAGAAGGAATGGATATATACAGAAACTATTCGATTTTCAGAATGATGTTATTGATAATCGTCTTTCTTTATCTGAGCAAAAATAAACTATAATTATAACGTAGGCTAAGAAAAAATGGAAATTCTTAACTTACGGTATATTTATTATAAAAAACTATTATGGCACAAACTGGATGTACATCGACAGAATACACAATACCTGTGAGTGGGACAACCTCATTTACACCAATGCATGCTACATATGTGAACGATAAAAATCAATCAATTACTCAGTGCGACACTGTTAGATTGGGTGGAGTTAATGGTTTATATAATTAAAAATTAAAAAATATTAAAAATATAGAGATATGGCAGATTTAAAACCTCTAGGTAGTGAGAAATTAGAAGGTCAAGAACAAATTAGTAGAATTCTTGAGATTTCTAATTATGGTTCAAAACCCACTACTTTAAGTGAAAACAAAAACTCCAAAGCCGACTATTCAATTCAGATGGCCGATGGAAAGTACTACGGAATTGTAAAAGAAAAAACAGGATACGTAGTAAAAGTTGGTATAAGTGAATCAGAACTTGATTATAACGAACCAATGCAGAACCGTAAACATTACAAATCATTTTCTCAAGCAATGAAAAAAGTGAATCTTATTGCTGGTGAACTTAATAGAATACATGAAAATACTGAAGGAGTTAACATTATAGGTGAACAAAAGAAATTTGTTTTAAAAACACCAGAACCTAAAGTTGACGTTGATATCGATGTTGATGAACCATCAATGGAACCTGAAGCGGATTTAGATATGGATGTTGATATGGATGTTGATATGGATATGGATTCTGAAGAAAGTGTTGATGATTTAGATATGGATTTAGATTTAGATGATACTGAAGAAGAAGAAGTTGAGGTTGAGGTTGAAGATGAAGAGAGCTCATTCAAGGTAATTCAAAAATTAACAGGTAAAATAGGACAGAAACTAAGAACTTACGATAAAAATCAAGGATTATCCTCTGAAGACATTAAGTACGTTTTAAATTCAATTATATCTGCAGTTGAATTAGACAAACTTTCTGAAGAAGATAAAGAAGATATTTTAGCTAATTTTGAAGAAGATGAAACTGATTATGATATGGAAGGTGAAGTTGATATTGATGTTGAATCTGGTGATGATGAATTAGATTTAGATTTAGACTTAGATATGGATATGGATATGGATATGGAAGAACCTGAAGGTGAAATGGCTGAAGGTGATTCTATGAAATCTATGGTTGATGAAATATTTGGTGAGTCAAAAGTTGATAAGGTATTAGAAAAGTACTTTGTAGTTACCGATGGTGAAAAAAAGATTACAGAATCTAAAAAAATTAAGAAATTCTTAGCTGAGAAAGTTAACAATATATCAGTTAAAAAAGAAATAAAAAGATTATCAGAGAGTATTGAACAGGAATTAACTTCAGAGTTTATACTTAAAGAAAATACTAATATTAAATTTTTAGGTAAAACTAATAAAGGAAATTTAATTTTTGAATCTGGTAAAAAACAATTTAAAGTAACTTCTAAAGGTGAGTTACTATGAAATTAGTTTATATAAATGAATTAGGTCCCAATTATAAAGGGGATAATATATACGAATTCATCTTTTCAGATGTAGACGATGTATGGGGTGATGAATGGGACGCACAACCAGCTAATGGTAACCCTTCACCACCCCATATTCAATATATAAAGAAAGTTGGTGTTTTAAGAAACGTAAACATTGATTTACATTTAATACAAGATTCTGACTTTTTTGGTGTATATGATTCGATTGATGGGGTTATATCTTTAGCATGGGAAAATGAAGATAGTGACTCGATTATAAATGATAAATTTAAAAGATTAGTTTTCGGTTACGGAGATAGTGTTAAATCTGTAGAAGATAAACTATATGAAAGAGATATCGTATTAAGTTACGAAAAAAGTTTTATTGAAGATGAAAAGTAAATTTAAAATAATGGACTTATTAAGGGAGGGATTTAAATTAAATACCCTTAAGAAATTAGACGGTAAACAAATCAGTGTTTTACATAAGAAACTAGTTAACGAACAAGACACGACTAGCGATAAGACAGAAAAAATAAAAAATGACCTTGCAATGGCCAACCAGTCGGCACAACAACTATCCAATGAATTAGGTGAAGAAGAATTAAATGAGTGGGGTAGTTCTGACCAACATTTCTTCAATCAATCAATTCACAAACAATTAGGTGAACCCGAAAAAATGCCAAGTCCTTTTAGTCGTGAATTAGAAGACGCTGTCGAAGACGCAGTTGATTTCTATTGGGACGATTGGGAAGAGTATGAAACAGATAGAGACGGATTAATAGTACATGGTAAAAGAGCTTATTTAAGAAGTTACTTTACTGATAACTTTAACATGTTAGTTAAAATGTTTGAACCTGCCGATGAGTTACATGATGATGATAATGAACTATTAGAAGATAAAGATGCTGATAATTCATTAGAAAAAGAATCAGGTTATAACCCTTATGATGGTAATAGTGTTGGTAATGATGACGGACCCGCTAATTATGGAGTTAATCCTAAAGCTGGTGGTGACGGTATGGGTATTGCGGAAGAGAAGGGTAAAAAGAAAAAGAAGAAGAGCAAAAAGGTAGATGATACTATTATACGCCCTGTTATGACTACTTTAGGTATGTTTGAAGAGGATAGTGAGTATGCCATTTGTATGGATAGTATACAAGGTAAGTATGGACCTAAAAAAACTTGGAAGAAAAACGCTGAGAAGAAATTTGATGCATGTGTTAGTTCTGTTGGTAAACAAATTAAGGAACGTAAAGAAAATATTAGAAAAATTGAAGAAAGTATTGTATCTTTGATAAAAGATGTAAATAAACCTTCTATGACTAAAAAAGATTTAATGGATATTATTGAACAAGGACCTGGGACTAAAGAAGCTCCTGTGAAGACACCTACTCGTACAAAACCAAAGAGAAAAAATCCTTACCAACCGAAACACAAACCAGCACCTAAAGCTAAGGTGGAGGATAAAGACTTACCAAATTTTCTTAAATTTGACAATCTAAATATATCATTTAAAGATGAAGAAAAAAATTAAAGAACAAATCGAATATGATGGTCCTGAAAGAATGGACCAAGGAATTCAATCAAAATTAGAAAAAGGTGAGACACCTATGTCTGATAATCCGGGGTTACCGAGGAAAGACAATGATGAATTAGATAATTCATTTGAACAGTTAGTCGCATCAAAAAGATTTCGTGATGTAGTTGAAAAAGTTAAGAGATATACAGGTGTAAATGAAGTAACTCAGAATCAGTTAATGAATTTACAGGGTATGTTGATGCAAGCCGTTAAACAAGTAAAACAGATTGAGTCAAATAATGAAGGTTATTTGGAGCAATTGGCTGTTGATGTCGTTAAAAAAGAATTATCATTACCTGATGATGCATTTCAATATGATGTTGAATTAACGTCTATGCCAGGTCAGATTGATATGTCAAAAATGAGAAAGGATTCTGAAGAACCTGAAGACGAAGATGTTTTAGACCAGTTTGGTGTTGAAGAAAATGAAGCGGAAGATGATTTAGAGAATTTTATGGCCGCTTTTGAAAAGTTTGACTTAGAAAAGGCTAAAAGACGTTTTATTAACACTTTAATTCAAGGAGCATCTAAAAAAGGTCATTACATGTATCATTTAGTTAAAGATGAGTTAGAAAAACTTGACCCAAAACTATTAAATTTATATGGTGTATTAATGTCCGTTAATGATTTATTATACTGGATTATGCCAGATGAAATGGTTATGAAAGCTGCTGAAAGTGGTCAAGGAATGGAAGGTAAGGAAGAAGTTGATGATACTACTGACCCACCAACTATAAAGGCTAAAGGATTGTTTTTTCCTATATTGATACATGAACTTCTAAAAGGTGTTTACGAAGTCTTAGGTACCCAAGGATTACCTGACGACCCTAAAGCTGCGGATATGGTTATGGCATCTCAAGATACATTACCTTACGAAATATGGGATTTACGATTAGGACCAGTAATTTGGGAAAAATTTATGGCTTCGTATCCTGAAAAATTATACGATGACGATTTAAGAGAAATACAAAATTATTTATTTTCACGATTTTCTTCATTAACTACTGATGAATTTTTCGATGTTGCTAAAATGATTATGTCTGGTTCTGATGATGGTAAAAAAATTGTAGCTAAAATGGTGGATGAGATTATAGAAGAATTAAAGTCTCAAGATTATGAAGATGCAATATCACAGTATGACGATGACGATGATGACGATGATGATGACCTTTCAGGTCTTTTAGACGGGTTGGGTATTTCTTTATCATAAAAAAAACTTATTATGTATAGATGGGACTATCAAGAGAGCAAGTTTTATTGGAATATGCTAGGTGTGTAAAAGATACCCCTTACGCGTTAAAAACTTATCTACAAACCTACGATAATACACAATCACAGTACGTACCTTTAGAATTATTTTCAGACCAAAAAACATTAATTAATGATTATGATACTTATGAGGAAAATATTGCCTTAAAGTATAGACAGGCCGGTGTATCTACAGTTACCGCAGCTTGGGCATCAAAAAAAGTGGTTACTGCGTCTAAGAAAAAACCTGAAAAGGTACTAATAATTGCAAACAAATTAGATACATCACAAGAATTCGCTAATAAGGTTAGAAGTTTTATTGACCAATGGCCTACATGGTTTGGGATATCTTATTCTAACGAAAAAAATTCTCAAAGACATTTTAAATTATCAAATGGTTGTGAAGTTAAAGCAGTTGCAACCTCAAAAGATGCACTTCGTGGGTATACACCAACAATACTTATTTTTGACGAGGCTGCGTTTATTGATGCTGATGATGACTTTTGGTCTGCATGTATGGCGTCACTTTCTACAGGTGGTAAAGTTATCGTAATTTCTACGCCTAACGGGTTTGACCCGATATATTATACCATTTATGACCAAGCACTAAGGGGTATGAATGATTTTAAAATAACTGAGATGTATTGGTATCGTGACCCTCGTTACGCTAGAGACCTACAACTTATAAAATGTAATGATATTATCCATTACATGTTAAATAGAGAAGATTATGATGATAGTAAAATTATAATAAACTATACCGACATAAAACCTCGTGAAAGGGATTATGTAGAAATTAAAGAAAAATTAGCAAATGGATACAAAGTTTATTCTTCATGGTTCGAAGGTATGGCTAAAAAACTTAAATTCGATAGAAGAAAAATCTCACAGGAATTGGAGTGTAACTTCTTGGGTTCAGGGGATAACGTCATCCCAAATAGTACGATTGAAATTATTAAACAAAACTATATACAAGAACCAATAAATAAGTTTATAGGTGGTTCTTTATGGCAATGGAAAGAGCCAATACAAGGACATAAATATATTATGGGTATTGATGTTTCTCGTGGTGATAGTGAGGATTATACAACATTTACTATAATAGATTTTGAAACAAGAGAACAAGTTCTTGAGTATTTAGGTAAGGTACCACCAGATGTCGTCGCAGAAATAGCATTTAAATGGGCGACAATGTATTCAGCATTTATTGTAATTGATATTACGGGTGGTATGGGTGTATCTACATCAAGAAAGTTACAAGAATTAGGATATAAAAACTTATATGTTGAAGGTGTTAATGCCGCTGATAAATGGAAATATAACCCTAAAACTTTAGATAAGATTCCTGGATTAAATTTCAATAATAAAAGAGTACAGATTGTGGCATCATTTGAAGAGGCCTTAAGACATAATTTTGAAATAAGGTCAACAAGGTTATTAAATGAATTAAACACTTTTGTTTACATTAACGGTAGACCCGACCACCAAAAAGGACAACATGATGATTTAATTATGGCTATAGCTATGGCGATTTATGTTGGGGAAAATTCATTTACTCAATTAGAAAAGGTGACAGAACAAACTAAAGCCATGATGGAAAGTTGGTTAGTTAATGAAACTCCCGTCAAAAATACCTCTAACGATTTTCATCCAAGTTTATCTGCATTACCAGGGGGAATAAACCACAATAGACACAGAGGACAAGCGACTAGGCAAGACTATCAAGATAATTCTTGGTTATTTGGAAAATTTTAAATGTTTAGTTTAATTCAAATAATGTTACTATTTATCTAAAAAAGAAGTATGGCAGAAAATTATACTATATGGCAACGACTTACTAAGGTATTTGGTCCTGACTCAACGTTAGACCAACAAGCTCCCGTATTTAAGTTTGATAAGAAAGAACTTTTAAAGACTCCCGATAAAAAGGAGTATGAGAGAGAAAAACTTCAAGCCCAACAAACACTCTATCTTGGTCAACAATGGCAGAAGGTAGAGAACAACTTATATACTCAAGCGGTATATTATGAACCGACTAGACTAGCTTCATTTTATGATTATGAAAGTATGGAATATACGCCCGAAATATCTGCGGCGTTAGATATATATGGGGAAGAATCAACAACTGCGAATGAAGATGGATATATATTACAAATTTACTCAGAAAGTAAACGAATTAAATCAGTACTTGGGGATTTATTTAACAATAGACTCGATATTAGTACTAATCTACCTATGTGGACAAGAAATACTTGTAAGTATGGGGATAACTTCGTTTATCTAAAATTAGACCCTGAGAAAGGGGTTATGGGGGTACAACAACTACCTAATATTGAAATTACTCGTCAAGAACGAGGAATGAAAATTAAACCTGAAAAAAATAGTACAGATACCGATAACGATGCTTTAAAATTCTTATGGCAAAATAAAGATATGGTATTAAATACGTGGGAAGTGGCTCACTTTAGATTATTAGGTGATGACCGTAAATTACCTTATGGTACTTCTATGTTAGAAAAGGCAAGAAGAATATGGAAACAACTTATTTTATCTGAAGATGCTATGTTAGTTTATAGAACATCAAGAGCACCTGAAAGACGAGTATTCAAAGTTTTTGTAGGTAACATGGATGACAAAGATGTCGAACCTTACGTACAGAGAGTTGCTAACAAATTTAAAAGAGACCAAATTGTGGACTCTAATAACGGTAATGTCGATTTAAGATATAATCAAATGGCGGTTGACCAAGATTACTTCATACCCGTTAGAGACGCTAACGCACCTAACCCTATCGACACATTACCAGGAGCACAAAACTTATCAGAAATTGCTGATATTGAATATATACAAAAGAAATTATTAACTGCACTTAGAGTACCTAAAGCATTTTTAGGGTTTGAAGAGGTTGTTGGTGATGGTAAAAACTTAGCGTTACAAGATATAAGATTCGCTCGTACAATCAATAGAATTCAAAAATCTATGATTCAAGAGTTAAATAAAATTGCTATAATACATTTGTATCTATTAGGTTTTGAAGACGAATTAAATAATTTTACATTAGGTCTTACTAACCCATCAACACAAGCGGACTTACTTAAAGTTGAACAATGGCAACAAAAAGTTGCTCTTTACCGTGATGCGGTTTCTGACCCAGGTAATGGTATACAACCTGTTTCATCTTCTTGGGCTAAAAAACATATTCTTGGTTTCTCAGATGAAGAAATTAAATTAGATTTACAACAACAAAGAATCGAAAAGGCTGTTGGAGCGGAACTTGAAAAAACACCTGAAACAATTACTAAAACAGGAATATTTGCAAACATCGATAAATTATATGGTGATAAACCTGGAGAAGGTGGCGCACCTGAAGGTGAGGTTACAGAACCTTCTGACACCGGATTTGGTGGTGGTGGAAGTGATTTTGGAGGCGACTTAGGTGGTGATTTAGGTGGTGATTTAGGTAGTGATTTAGGTGATAGTGGTACAGATACGGGTGGTGACACTACGGCTGAGGTTACACCTGAAAGTACTTCAGAAAAAGATTTAAATATGATATTAGAAAATGATATGATTAATGGTATATCCGAAATTGACTTATCGAAAGGGAGAGATTCTTTAGGTAAAATTGAAGATGAACTAAGAACATTACTAGATGACTAATATTTATAATAAAAAACGTTATGAATAAATTCGGACAAATAAAATCAAATATAGAATCTTTAATGACTAAGTCATATGGTAAAAATTCTTTTAAAACCAATATGAAGTCATTTAAAAATCATGTAATTGAGAACGAGAAACTTGCTGAAGCATATTTTCTTTATGATGAACTTTCCAATAAAAAAGGTTTATCCAAAGAAATTGTTGATGACTACGTAAATGAATGTATTGAAACAATAAAAGATATATTAACTACTGAGGATAAAAAAATTAAAGAAATTAATATGTGGGTTTCTGAAGGATTAAAAAATAATTCAGATAACAACTATACCGATATTGATACTGTAGTTTATAATAACTCGGTTAGAAACTTAGAAGAAGTTTTAGAGTGTAAAAATAATATAAAAAAGTTATTAGGTGAAAATAAAGATGATGTGAAAATTAACGAATCAGTTAACATTCCTTTAAGTTCTATGTTAAAAATAGCAACAAACACATTTAATAAGGAATATGGTGATATCAGTGAGGAAGATAAAAAAGAATTAAAGGCTCTTTTATCACTCTCTAAAACTGAATTAGCTGAAGAGATTGTAAATTCTAAAAGTATTGTATTAGAAAAATTAACTGAAAAAATTAATGAATCGAATGATGAAGATTTACATGAAAAAGTAAATCAGACTATAAGTCATATTAATGAGTCCGAAATTTCATTAACTTCACTTTATAAGTTAAAACAATTAGAACACGGTTTATAACTTTAAATTACATATATAAAATAAAAAAAGGGTTCAGATTTCTGAATCCTTTATTTTTTGGATATAAATGGCTTTTTGTTTTTGTTTACGTCTCTTAGTAGACTTCTTAGTAAACTCTTTTTCCTCTCGAAGCCTATTCAACTGTTTAGTCTTATAAACTTTATTCTTATACCTTTTTAAGGCTCTTTCGATATTTTCTTTTTTTCCTATTTCTATTATTAACATATATGACTTATTATAATAAATATATTCAACTTATCAATATTTTGACAATCGTACTTTTTATAGTTATATTTTTAACGAACAAATAAACATTAGATATTATGAATTTATATGAAAAAAGGAAAAACGTCCCAATTAACGGGATACGAAAACGCGAAATGTAGTTATGGAACAGTAGATGCAAAAAAATTAAAATCAGTTTATATTCTCATACAAAGTTGGGTGGAACCAACAATGACGGCTCATAATTGGGTTAGAACGACAGGTATGTTAGAGAGGGACATTAAACATCACTTATTAGAATCGGTGGACCCGTTATTATTTGAAAAACATAACATAGTCGATTTAGATTTAAGAAGTAGTGGTATACAATTAGGTAAAAGAAGTTTTATGAATTTAGAGGTAACATTATTTGTAAAAGAACAAATAGACTTTAAATCGTTGATACTTAGAGACAGGATAAAACAAATAGTTAATACATTATATGGGTATCCGTTAATGAAATCAAAATATTTTATACTACATAAAACTAAAAAACAGTCTGTTTAATCTATTTATAGTTAAAACAACTAAATGAAAGTCGTAATTAATGAAAGTCAATTATTAAGATTATTTGAAGCAAATACGCTTGTAGATAATCTTAATAATCTTATAGACCCTAAAAAATTTATATATGAATTTGGTTATGGGGATACTTTTATTTTACCAAGTAGTGTTATGATAGAAGGTGATATTCAAGACGAAGATATAAGTGTTCGGGTTGAAATTGGTAAAGTAATTTATAAAGGACAGGAAGTTACAGACTTCGCGAATAACTACGTTTTTTTCTCAGGAGAAGGTGACGATTCTGTTTTAACAACAGAATATAAGATATTCGTTAGTGACAAAATAAACCAATTATTAAGAGTAACTCCAATTAGAATAAGTGAATGGGACGTTTTTATCTCGATGGAATACTAAACGTAGCATATTTATAAAATAAAAGATATGAAAATATTAGGACCAAATGATACGGGTAAAGGGATTTTAATTGAGTGGGATGCCGGTTTTATAAACCCAAACGATAAACGTAACGCCGATATTATAAAAGAATCATACGGTCAATTAGACCATTCTAAACCTTTTGAGTTTTACGCAGTATTACAAAAATACGACACACCAAATAGAAACGGTAGAATATATCCCGAATCAATATTAAGGAGAGAAGGTGAAAAATACCAAGAGGCAATAAAGAAAGGATTATCGATATCAGAACTTAATCACCCTGAATCGTCACTTATCGACTTAGACCGTGTATCACACTTGATAACTGATATGTGGTGGGAAGGTAATGTTCTAATGGGTAAAATAAAATTATTGACATCACCAGGTTTTCATAAAACAGGTGTTGTATCATGTCCAGGAGACCAAGCGGCAAATCTTATGAGACAGGGAGTCACTATGGGGGTATCATCTCGTGGTGTAGGTTCTTTAGTTAAAAAAGGTGAAAGGAATGAAGTGCAGGACGATTTTGAATTAATTTGTTTTGATTTAGTATCTTCACCATCAACACCAGGAGCTTACTTATTCCTTAATCAAGATGATAGAATGAAGTACGATGAGAACATTGAAGAAGAGACAAAACAAAGAAGTGTAAATGGTGAACCTGAAAAAGGTTTAGACAAATCACTTGACTTAATGAAAAAATTAACCGATTATTTAGGATATTAATTAAAACTAAGAAAAAAAAATAAAATGGAAGAAAAGTATTTTGTAGCAAAAATTCAGTATGATATGCCAGACGAGCATTCAGGTAAGATTAAAAAAATCAGAGAAGAAAAATTAGTTAAAGGTTTTAACGTAACAGATGTTGAGGCTAAAGTTACTAAAGCCTTTGAAGGTTTTACTCACGATTGGAGAATATCTGCATGTGTCGAAAGTAAAATTGATGAAGTAATCGAGTAATACTTCACATACATATTATAAAATTAAAATCGGGTAAACCCCGATTTTTTTTTGCCTATTGTTTTATAAAGTGATTTTTTTTTAATTCGTGTATATTTATTATAAAAACTATAAATAAACATTTTGCAAAAAAATAACTAAAATGGCACAAAAAAAACAAAACTTAGTTGAAGAAGCGCTACTACAAATGGAAAATTTGAAGGAAGCCGTTACGGAGAATGCAAAAGGAATACTTGCTTCTACTATGAAGGAAGAAATCAGTGAATTAGTAAAAGAATCTCTAAATGAAGAAGAGATTGAAGACGAAGTGTCTGTTGAAGCAATGGAAGGTGAAAAAATGGAAGAAGGTGACGATATGGAGAAATCTGTAAAGCACGAAACAAAAGAACAAGACGAACTTGACATTGAAGACGACATGGAACTAGATGTTGACATGGACATTGAAGACGAATCCGATGAGGATGAGGATGATATGGAAATTGATACTGATGATATGCTTATGATGGATTTACCAGGTGATGAGTTAGAAGTGGATGACGAAGAAGAAATTCTTTTACCACTTGACCTTACAGGCGCATCTGACGAAGAAATCCTTAAGGTCTTTAAAGCTATGGGTGAAGAAGACGGAATCGTTGTTACACAAGACGGTGACGAAATCACACTTAAAGATGATGAGGCTGATGTTGAATATCAAATTCAAATGGAGGAATTCGGAGGTAAGAAAGGTGACGACTCTAAATCTCATAAGGACTACGAAGAATCTAACGAAGAATTCGGAGGTAAGAAAGGCGATGATTCAAAATCTCACAAAGATTATGAAGAATCAAATGAAGAATACGGAGGTAAGAAAGGTGACGATTCAAAATCTCACAAGGATTATGAAGAATCTAACGAAGGAGACGAAGTAGTTTATGAAATTGAACTCGGAGAGGATGACGGAAACTATTATGGTGACGCAGCTGAAGACGACTACTCACAAATTGAGAAGTTGAAAAAAGACGCACACCACGATGCTGAAGAACATCACAAAGAGGAACATTACGAAGAGTATGGAGGTAAAAAAGGAGACGACTCAAAATCTCACAAGGATTATGAAGAATCTAATGAAGAGTTCGGAGGTAAAAAAGGTGATGATTCAAAATCTCACAAAGATTACGAAGAGGCTAAAGAAGGTATGGTGAGAAGTCACGCTGCTGGACAGAAAGCATCTTCTGATAAATCTAAAGGACTTTCAAAACCACATTCTATTCCTAATAGAGCAAGGTACAATGAATCACTTGAGAAAGAAGTAAAACAATTAAGAGAAAAAAATGAAGAGTACCGTAAGGCACTTAACATCTTTAAAGAAAAACTTAATGAAGTTGCTGTTTTCAATTCAAATCTAGCATACGCTACTCGACTGTTTACTGAGCATTCGACAACAAAACAAGAAAAAATAAACATTTTAAGACGTTTTGATTCTGCTGAAACAATCAAGGAATCGAAAAGTCTTTATAAGACTGTAAAAGAAGATTTAGACTCGAAAGGAAGTTCTGCAGTTGTAACTGAATCAGTTGCATCTAAAGTACAGAAATCACCATCTAAAGGTTCTGCTACAAATCTTATCGAAAGTAAAACTTACGAAAATCCTCAGTTCATGAGAATGAAGGATTTAATGGGTAAACTTCAAAAATAAAATTTAAAAAAAACAAATACTAAAATGGGAGCATTATTAGAATCAGGTCTTGTTGGTAATATTGGGTTAAAACACCTTAAAGTTATCAAAGAAGACACAATCAACAAATGGGACAAATTAGGATTCCTAGAGGGTCTTAAAGGTCACGTAAAAGAGAACATGGCACAATTATATGAAAACCAAGCGTCTCACTTAATTAACGAAGCATCTGCTTCAGATAACTCAGGTTCATTTGAAACAGTAGTCTTCCCTATCATTAGAAGAGTATTCTCTAAATTATTAGCTAATGATATCGTATCAGTACAAGCGATGAACTTACCAATCGGTAAATTATTCTACTTTGTACCTAAAATTCAGAACAGAAATGCTGATGGAACACATGTTGCACCTTTCGGAGCACCTAATGGTCCTTCTGGTACGTCAGTAAACTACGGTTCAGGTAAAAACCTTTATGATAGATTTTACGAAGGTTCTGCACCGAATTCAGACCCAGCTGGGTTATTCGATTACTCTAAAGGAGCGTTTTCAGGAATTGCTGCTAATACCACATTAGTAAAATGGGATGGTTCATCATTAGTAGTTGCGGCTGCAGGTGATTATGCAGGTAACCAAAGAACACTTTTAGTTGCATTATCAGGATTTGCATCTGCAGGTCAAGGTAAATTAATCGGACCTACAGGTAACGAACAAGATACTGAGGATTTCTTAGCATCATTAGAAGTACAAATAGGTGGTGATTACTTTAACTTTAACGTGGTAACACAGAAGTACGGTAAAGGTATCGTTCAATACGGTAACGAATCTCAAACTAACTTCCCTCCAGGAAACTATACAGGACCAGGTGGTAAGTATGATGATATTTGTACTGCTGACGGTGTAATTTATTTATCAGTTGATACTTCAACACCTGTTGTTGGATGTGCTAACTGTTCAATCGATGGTTATACAGGTACTACATTCGCGGCTAACCCTACGGTTGGTGCGACTTACAGAGTATATGCTGACTTAGAATTCGAAGACCAAATGGGTGAAGTTTCTTTTGACCTTGATGCAGTTACTGTATCGGTTACAGAAAGAAAACTAAGAGCACAATGGTCTCCAGAATTAGCACAAGATGTTTCTGCATTCCATAACATTGATGCTGAGGCTGAATTAACAGCTTTATTATCAGAACAAGTGGCTGCTGAAATTGACCGTGAAATCTTAAGAGACTTAAGAAAAGGTGCGGCTTGGACATTACGTTGGGATTACAACGGATGGAAGAGAGTGTCT